AATCAATTAAATTATTCAATAATCAATTAAATTATTCAATAATATCAAATTATTCTAAGAAATAAATTATCCTTATGCTCTTTATAATTGATACTTCTGAAATCAAAGAAATAATCAAAGAAATTATAGGCATTTGTAAGTTCAAAAATTATTTCTGAAGCATCTTCCCTATTACACATTTCTAATACTTCTTTATTTATATATTTGTTAGTATCTTCTAGTATTCTTGATAAGACAACAGTAAAAGCTGAAGCTGTTCTTAATTCGATATAAAAACTTTTGTCACCATCTTTATATCTAATTTTTTTTCCAATTAATGAATGAGTGAGTTGTTCTATAGTATCAAACCCAGTTCCTTCTAATAATTCCTCTGCATTATTTCTAAATGGAAAAATAATATTCCACCTCATTGTTGTATCGGCTATTATACTTGAAGTGCCACTTTTTTTTAAAATAGCATAAATATTCATTAACTAGTATTAATATCTAAGTTTTCTTTTATGTATTTTATATAGTATTATCTTATAATGAAAATAATTTATTACTATCAAACTTTTTGTGGTTTAGAGGATATACTAGGAAGTGAGTATAAACCAGATATAATACATTTATCCAGTATTCATTTTGGTGAAAATTATATTCACTTAAATAATAATCCTCCAGATGATCCAATTTTTGATAGTGTTTGGAGTGATTGTGAAAAAGCGAGGGAAGCTGGAGTTAAAATTGTTTTAATGATAGGTGGAGCTGGTAGTGCTTACAATCAATTATTCTCCGATTATAATAAATACTATACACTTTTAAAGGAGACATTAATTAGTCATCCTGTAATTACAGGAGTAGATTTAGATATAGAAGAAGAAGTAAATTTGGAAGATATAAAAAAACTAATGTTAGATATACGACATGATTTCCCACATTTTTCAATATCAATGGCACCAGTTCAAAGTAGTTTAGAAGAAGATGCACCTGGAATGGGTGGTTTTATCTATAAGGATTTATGGTTGTCACCTGAAGGTAGTTTAATTGATTACTTTAATGGACAATTTTATGGAGATTTTTCTCTAGAAAGTTTTGAAACTTGTGTCAAAAATGGATATCCAGCTGATAAAATAGTCATAGGTATGTTATCTAGTGAAGACTTTAGTAATTGTATTACAGAATTAGTTAAAATAAAAAATAAATATCCAGATTTTTATGGAGTTTTTAATTGGGAATATTTTGATTCTCCACCTAATCCAGATGAAAATCCTAATTTATGGTGTGAAACAATTATAAAAAAGGTAAGAAATTAAATAATTACTTATTGTGATTAATCATAAAATCAGTTCTTAATAAATACTTGTTACCACTAATTATTTTATTACCTTCATGATATTGTTGAGAATAGAAGAATGACCCACTCCCACTTTTTGGTTTGCATATAAATTTTACTGTTTTCATATCTTTTTCATAAAATGTAGTTTCTCCACCTTCAAAATTATCATTTAAAAATATATTTAATGTAGCATAACTCATTCTAGATTTATTGTTTTTATCAAAATTAATTCCATCTTTATGTATTCCAAAAAACTGTCCTGGATAATACATTGAAAGTCTTATATGACCATTCATTCCATCTGATATTTTTTTAATTTTATTTGGAAGATAAGTTTTAATTTTTTGGTATAATTTGTCAGCTAATTCTTGGTCATCAAATTGAATACGATTATACTTTCTATGTTTATCATTTATTTCTTCAATACATTCTAGATTTTTATACATATCAATATATTTTTGACATTCTCTATCTGTAAGAAGATTATCTATTTGATACACAAAATCCATTTAAATATTTATTTATTAAGCATTTTCTTTTGAATCAATTTTCTAGAATATCTAATCTAATATCTAGTCTAGAATCAAAATTGATTAGAGATATAGTTCCTTTTACTAGTCAATTCACACTTGAACTCGACTCAAAATGACTCAACACACTCAACCCGACACCTTTCCGGAACTTACGAGCGAAGAGATGGGTTCTCTTCACATTGACTGGGTTATTAAACCAGGAACGAACGACAAAAACTTCAACACAAAGCATCTTCCCATCACACTTCAAGATAGATCAATTGGACTTCACTATGGAAATCGTGGAGAACTACCAGAGAATGTTACAGATGAACAACTTGAACTTTCACATGGTGATTGGGGAACTGGTCAAAGAAAGCAACTGAAGCAGTTCAGGAATGACTTCAAGATTGGAGACACGATTATCATCGCACAAGGACTTGTAGAATGTCTTTACGTTGCTGAAATAGCAAGTTCATACTACTTTCATGATTTGGGAGACACTGACGTCTCTTATCACCGCAGACGTATTAAAAATATTAGAAAAATTCCATCAGGTTTCTCTCGCATACCTCTTCGCCAAACCCTTGCACCATACAACCCTTTGTAATTAAATGAAAAATATAAAAATTATAAAACCAAATAAAAATAGAAAAAATTAAAACCAAATAAAAATAGAAAAAATTAAAACCAAATAAAAATTAGTTTATTTTTTTTTATTTGCCTTGTTAGCCTTTTTTATTTTTTTAAGGAATGCTACTCTATTGTTCTTGCTCATACTTGAATAGGCAATAAGAAATAAGACAAGATGAAGTGCTAAGAATCCTAGCATAATTGCATAGAAGATTGAGAAGTAGAACATAACTGATCTTCTCCAGTCTTTAGAGCATTCACATTCTGGTTTGCTCATTACTAATTTGTGTGAGTATTTGAAGAGAGCATATACTTGATAGACACCAGCACCAAGAATTGTAAGTAATAATACTAATTGAACTAAGACTGGTACTTTAACCTTTAAGCTTAATACTGAAAGTAAAACGCGGAGTAAGAAAAGTCCAATCATAGCGGCTGAAAAGTATTTAATGTAATCTCTTAATTTATCTTCGGCACATTCACATTTGTCGTGCTCAAGTTTTTTTACATAGCTAAGAAAAATAGCGTTCATAACGACACCTAATAAACTTCCAAACATTTTGTTATAATATAAAATTAGAAAAAAATATAAATCACTTAATTTTTTAATTTATCTTAAGACCTTTACATCTTATCATTTTTTCACGTAAGTAGCATACTAATGAAAGTCTTGTATAATCTTTAGTTATAGCTTTAATTTCAGTATTACAATGCCATTCATGCACATTCATACCCAAGAAATCACCATTTCTAGCATCAACGCAGACACCATATTGAGGAAATCCAGTATATCCACCATCATATTTTCCTTCTTCTAATACAACTAAATTACCAAAACCTTCAGGTAAATCTCCTTTATCTGTATGTAATCCAGTTCTCCAATTATAATTTATTGTAACAGTTGAAAATGAAGTTCCTTTAATATGAAATGGGGTTGCATGAGCTCTCTTATATTGAACTGCATATCGGTCTGGAATCAACTCTTTAAATTGTTTATCAATTGCCTGAATGAGTGGAACACTTTTTTTCCATTTATTTACCTGCTGACTGGTAAATGCAGTTTCTCTACAGGGTGGTGCATTTACTTTAATATTTCTATCTGGTTTATCAAAATAACCAATTATATTACTTGTACTTTGATTACCAAGAGAATTATTAACTAGAGTTCCATTTACTAAACTTTTGTATTGTTTAATACGAAATTTACTTGCTTCAATCCACATACTTGGGTCTTTTGCATAAAGAGGCATTTTTTTAGGGTCTAATGGTCCTGCCGCTGCTCCTCTATTATCGTGTTTTTTCATAGCTGCCTTCTTTAAATTAGCTATTCCTACTTTGCAAAGACTATCTGGGATAACACCTTTTCTAAATTTCACTAATAATTTTTCACGTTTTCCATTATCATCAACACCCCACACGTCAGCATCTTCCTGTAAAACTAATGAATAGTGAGATGCTGGAAAATATTCTGATATTTTATCTGCTATAGCTTTATCTGACATAATTTTACGAACATGATAGACTGTTACACCATTTTCGGTAAATTTTTCAACTATTGGATTTTCTTTTTCTCGTTTATTTCTATTTCTTTTACTTTTTTTCTTTTTACCACCTCCAAATAAAGAAAAAACATTTTTTTTTGAAAACTTTTCAAGCACCATAATAGTTAATATAATATCACATTATTTTTCTAGCATACCAATAATTGAAATGTGACTTTCACCACTATCAAATCTTTTACCTAGAATTTTAACCTTAATATTAAATCCTTCACGCAATTTTTCAAATTGTTCGTTATTCATATGATGCTGTTTAGCCAAAAGAATACTAATTGGTGCAGGGTCTCCTTCTCCAGCTTTTGCCAAAACACCCATCTTATTAATATTTGTAATTTCTGCCTCAATGATGTCTCCTTCTAATGGATTACAAATTTTTGCAGAATATTTTATATGATAGATAAAATTGGCATTAAAATGACTCAATTGTGCAATACCTGCACTTCTACTAATTATTTCTACACTACCTGGTAAAACTAGTCCTTCACGAATACATTTTCCTTCTAATTGTCGCTTTAATTTAAAGAGTAGTATATTTTCAATATTATTATTTACTTCATCCGCACTTATTCCAAGACTAACATTAAGAATTTGAGTAGTTTCTACACCAGTTGCCATGTTATTTGTAATATACTTATATTTTTTCTTTTAATTCATTTACAATAAATTCAATTTTAAAAATAAAAAAATTTATACTTTATGCATTTTTTTCCAGTAGGATTCTTCGACTGTTAAAAATGTATTAGTATCTCTAGTATCAGAGTCTAAAAATATTTTAATAAGTAACTGACATAATACGTCTTTCTTAACACTTTTTAAATTTGACATTGTAAAATTTTTTGTTAGTAATTTAGAACCTATAAATCCTTTAATATCATTTATAGGATATGTTCCACATACGCGACCAGTTATTTTAGTTCTACTTTTCTTTAATGAATCTCTTATTTTAAACTCGTTATCTCTATCAATAAATCCAACTAAATTACCATTTTCTATTTTTAATATTTTGCCACGTTTAAATTTAAAACTTCTCATTACTCTCTTTGATTCATCTGAGTCTGAGTCTTTATCTAATTCTACAATTTCACCAGTTTCTAAAATTAATCTCTTAAATACAAAGTCATTTCTTTCAGTATTAAAATAATAGTAGTCAAAGTTATTAGTTTTTCTATCAACAAAACTTAATTTATTGAAATAATTTAGTGCATATTCAAATCCAAGTATTTTACGAATCTTGTCTTTATCTGGATTACTACTAACCATTTCTTCAATAATTGTTTCTGTAGGAATATCCGTTATATTTTCTCTTCTAAAATGTGATAAAAGATCGGTTAATGATACATTTTCAGGAGTTGATGCTAGTTGTTTTAAAAGAGTATCCATAATTAACTCTTTTTCTCCATTATTTAATGTGAATGCTACCCTATTACCATTTATTACATTCTTTAAAAGATTATTGACTGTTAGTTCTTCACTAGTATCTTTTAATTTTGGTGCATCTGGACCTAGGTGATTAATTGCACGAGATAAGTCTATTTTTTTTATTCTACTTGGAATAGGATATTCTATCTGTTCTTTTACTATACGAGTTCCACTACTATCTATTCTAAAATAATTAGTGTCTAAAGGAAAGTAATATCCTTCACTATAAACTAATCTACAATCTTTATTGTATTTATTTAAAATTTGTATGTCTTCACGAAGTAATTTATCAAGTGCTAAATAAATAAATTGTTTTTCTATCTTTTTAAACATATCTAAAACTACTATTTCTCTTAAAGTGATGTATTGACGACTAGAGAAAATTAGTTTAAGTTTGTCTAATACCTCTTCAATATCGTCAGTTTTTCTGCTATAACTAAATGTTTTTGAATCACTTCCAAATTTACTATGGTCATCAGGTATTCCATGACAAGTATATTCACAACTTCCATAGTTACATTTTTTACTTCCAGAAATATCACTAAATCTTACTGTAATGTCGATACCACGAGAAGTTTTCATTTTAACGGGTTTATCAAATGGTTTTCCATTAAATTCATTAACATTTTTATTTATTTCGCAATCAATAGCATTTTCTCTTAAGACTCTTTCAACAACAGATATTTGTTTATCTTTCTTTTCAGCTTCTCTATAAATTTTTAAATCAACTGTTTCACCTTCCTTACTGGGGTCTTCATTTAAAACAGCAGCATAATGATAAACTAATACATTTCTCTTTTCAAGTGGAAGGTCTATATGAGAACAATTACGAATACCACGACCAATGACTTGTTCTAATTTATTAAGGTGAAACCAAGGGTCTAAAATATGAACTTCACGAATATATTTAAAATCGAGACCTTCTTTAGCACTTTCACTACCAATTATAACCTTTACTTTATTACCATCCTTATTTTGATTTTGAATTGTTAAATAATCTTTATAGGCATCAGCAGATAATTTTTGATTACCAGTTATTAAAAGATAACTTAAATCTTTCAAAGGAAAAGATTCTCCACTTTTTCTTGTATTATCGACAATTAATTGCTCTGTTTTACCATTCTTTTTCCATCTTTTAGCACCTGCGTGTTCTAATGCAAAAGCTATACTAACCGCTCCAGCCCAAACAAATCTACTGTAAATAAAGATAATTCCCTCTTTACAATTTTTTATTCCTTCTATTATTTTAGCTATTTTAGTTGAATAATTAGCTATATTTGGATATGAATAAATATCACGTGCATTAGCTGATTCAGCTCTATATTCATATAACTGTTTTGGATTTGTCTTATTATTTGTA